GTTTGAGTTGTTAGCCGTCGTAACGAACTTACGCGCGATACGAGTCGCAAGCGCTGTAAATTGTGGACTTGCCCAACGCTCCCGAACGAGTTTTAACGCCCCTGCAATAACGTCGACGTACGAGTCCATAACGACGCGAGTCGATACACCGTCCGCGGTATACTCGAAGCTCGTCGACTTAACAGCGCTCATAATGTACGTGTCGATGTCTTTACGCACCTCACGCACGATACGGCGTAACTCTGTTTGATACGTTGCGCCCGCTTGTAAATCTTGCTTAACACCTTTAGGTTTGCGGCGCTTGCTGGTGGCTAGTTGCTGTTGTAATAGTTCGGCGCTCGTCATGATGCTGCTCGGTTCGTTGATATATTCACAGTATAACAAGTGTTGACACGTTGCGCTAATGGATATATAGTGACGTTACAGTCAATTAAATAAGTGAGTAGAAATATGAAGGTTAAGACTAGTTATACAAGTTGTGAATATATAACGGCGGGTAAAATTTACCATGTTGAACAGGATGGTGTCGACGAAATAATTATAGACGATGACGGGGACACTATTTACATTATGGGACCGTCTTATTCAACCTGCCCTCATTTGAACGATGAGGGTCACTGGGAGGAAGTACAATGAAACACATCGCAGCGAAAATAATAGCGTTTGCCGACTGGCTCGGTCAACAAGACGAAACGCTCGTAGAGTGCTACGAGAAACGTTTAAAACTTTGGGGGTTAGTGTGATGAAAGACGAACGGATTGAAATAGTTAATATTGATAATACACCAGCTAACCGTTGTTCTGATTTCGACGAAGAATGTGCAGATGTCACCAACCCGTCGAAATGTTGGATTGGTGGTGAATATTGTGATCAAGCGGACGGTTACTGCCCTATGATGTACAACTCGACCCGCACTTAGCGGGTCAATTCGTTCTTACCATTAACATACTCTTCAGCGTAACGCATCGGGTCGTCTTCAGCGCTCGGCATCTCTTCGAACATGTTACCCTCTTCAAGCTCTTCTAATTCCTCAAGCTCGTCGTCGTCGTATTGGTACTCTTCGTTCGCTTGGAGTTCACGCATAACCTGTGACTTCTGTACGATACCTTCAGCGAGGTACAACGAGTGCTTATCGGCTCGTAACTTCTCTGCCTGTGCGTGCTCAAGGTCGTTAGGTAGTGCTAACGGATTCCACACATAGTCGTAAGTCTCAGGGAACGAACCGAGAGCGCTACGTACTAACACCTCGTCGAGTATTCTCATCGGTTCGTGTAAGTATGAGGTCTGTTGAGCGCGAATCGAATTGTTGTAATTCTTGTCGTCCCCTTCACCTGTGGCGTTCATGCCTTTAGCGCTCGTACCGAACATGCGTGTGACCGGTATGTCCGCAGCGCCTGAAATCCACGTAATGAACTGTTCGATAATCGGCGCAACGCCCGACAGGTTCAGTGTAGCTCGTTCAAACTTCTCAGCCGTACCGCCGCCCGCACCGTCACCGCCGTCAAGCAATGCCATTTGAATACTAGACTTCATGAGACTAAACATCTGGTAACGCTTTGTAATCATGTCGTCCTGGTCGGTGCTTAACTCGTCCGCTAGGCCGTTACGTGTGATTATGTCGATATTCGCCTCTTGCATGAGTTCAGCGATACCGTCCTTCGCTGCGACCATATCGGTTATATCTTCAATACACTTACGAAGCGTTGAGTCTCCCCAGCCTTGTGTCTGTTGCTGCATACGTAGCGGTAAGCGCTCACCGGTGAAACGTGCGAAGTGACTGTGATGGATTTGCATCGCACCGCCACGCACCGTGTAGAACTCAGGTTTTAAATAGTTCTCTGCGAGAATGTCCCACGTGTTAATCGTACCGGCTTGCATGTCGTACCTGTCAAACACTTTAAGACCCTTGAGTCCGTCACGCTTGATGAGCTCGACGCGTAACGGTTTCGTTAAGTCCTGGTCGGTTAGCATCAAGATACCGCCACCACCGTACAAACGTCCCCAGCTCACAGCTTCTTGCACTTTTGGACGTAGCCCAACGCGCGCTTCTTCCGCTGTGATTTCTTCAGCGCCGTCACACTTGATACGTCGCCACTCGCGCGTCATGTCCTCGGCGGGTATGTCCACAATTTTACGGGCTATCCAGTTACTAGCGTAACACGCGTCGAGAGACGAGAAGTCGCCAAACAGCGGATAGTTCCATTGGTTGTGCGAGCGTTTAGAGTTTGCACCACCTAGACCGGTCATAACGTTACTAAGCCCGTCAAGCGTCGGTGGTGGAATTGGTACGATGTCGGTCATGCTATACGGCACTCAATAAATTAGAATTATTTAGAGTATATCAATACTTGACACGATGCGCTAGCGTCGTATATAGTGACGCTACAGTCAATTAAATAGAGAGTGCAGGGTAATGAAAAGAGACTACACAACCCGCGACGAGCGAACCATGCGTGAAATGGTCGCGGCGGGTTGTTCAATCGTCGAGGTGGCCGAGCGACTCAACCGCACATACGCAGCGACCGCACAGCGCTTGTCGACGTTGGGCATCGCTACACGTGCACCGCGCTACACACCCGAACAGTGTGAGCGTATCTTAACGTGCGCCGATAACCAACTGTTAGCGCGTGAGATGAATCGCACACCTGACATGATAATTATGAAACGATACAAACTTAAAAAGGCGATGAGAAATGAGTAAGAAGAACGAGAGAGTAGCCAAACTAATAGCACTTTACAACATGTTACACCACCAAAAACGCGACAGAGACGGTCGAGCTAAATTCAACAAAGAACAACTGGGCGCTGCCGACCAAGTTATTCTTGAAGTTTTAAAGCTTGATGGTATTGTACCAGCGGGGACTCAATCATGAAAATTAAAACCAAACGCGGCGCACGTCGCATACGTAACCAACGTGTAATCACCCGACGTTTCGTGACTAGCGCTGTGACTAATAATACTTACGAAGTTGAGTGCGTGTCGAACAAACGTAAAACGCTCACGGTGGCAGTACCAAACACAGTGAGCGTGATTTCAAGTGATGAGTTACGCAGCTTGCTGGGTGAGTGACGCGGCGCTATTTAACCCACTCCGAGAGCGATGGGCGCTTGTGGTCAAGCATCTTGTCGATAGCGTCTATCATCGGGTCGATTTGGTCATCATGGGTTTTGAAGTCACTTTGAAGCCCTTCACACTCCGCTAAGAAATCGTTAAGCCACGGTGCGTCCGTCGGTAACTTCACATAACCTGATTCGATATAGCCCTGCACATCCATGAAGCGCGTCAACTTGTCGGTGTTACGCGGTATCGCCATGACAGGGATTAGCGGTTTCGTGGATTTACGTAACTGTTGTATCAAGCCCGTACCGCTCGCTTTGTCCTCGATCATAAGTTTACGACACGACAAACCGTGAGTGTGTTTCGCTTTTTGCCAAAACGCAACGCAGCGTTTCTTGAGCTCGTCAGCTTCCCACTTACCACGTATCAAGTCGATGAGATACAAGTAACCGTCGTTACCAAGCCCCCAATGCTCGAAGACACTGAAGTCGTTTCGCTCTTTCGTCTTCTGGGCCGTATCGCCGATGATGTACGAGTATTTCATTTTAGGCAGTACAGAGTATTCACCGAACCATTCGGATTTGATGAGTGAACCGCCCTTTGCGCTCGGTCGTTGTTGATACAGTGCGTTCCATGTGAGCGAGCCTGACGCTTTACATTGGTCTACGAATCCTTGCGGCATACGCTCAGGGAATAGTATTTCGCCTGGTTGACGTAACGTGTACGTATCACCGTTAAGCTCGTGACGCTCTGGTACGTCACCGTCCCACTCCATGGGGAACGAAACGACACGGTATGGTTCACCGCCTTCACGCGCTCGTTCAAGTAGTTGACCGGCCAAGTCGTTTTTGTGCCAGCGCGTTAGGATGATAATAATTCCGTTAACCTTTGGGTCTCGTCGAGTGTAAAACGTCGTTTCGTACCAATCGATTACAGTCTCTTGGTACGCAGGGCTTGACGCTTCTTTGTAATCTTTTGCGGGGTCGTCAATGATACCGATGTTCATACCCTGGCCGGTGATACCACCACCCACACCCGCCGCACGATACGTACCACCAGCAAGCGAGCCGTCTGCTTTGATTGTTTCCCATTCGTCAACCGATGTACGGGCATCAGATTTAAGCGTACCCATTTGTGCGTCGGGGAATATATCCACATGTTGCGGTGATTTTACGATGCGCTGCGTATCGCGGCTCATCTTGTACGCTAGGGGTGATGCGTACGAAGCGGCAATGATATTCCACGTTGGGTACTTACCGAGCGTGTAGGCTGGTAGACGTCGCGAAGCTAGCTCACTGTTGTGTGTAACAACGTGACGTGTACCAACAACGTAGAGACCATCGTCACTGTCAACCTGTATACATTTCCCTTTGACTGGTTCAACCATCTCAACTGATTTTATAGAAACTCTGTTTTGCTTGGCGAACCTGGTCGGCACTTTACGAGCTAACCGACACGGTACGTGCATTGTGGGCTGAAAACCAACAGTCCAATAAACTTTACGACCCTGTATACCTGACGTTGATAACCTTGGTTGATGCTCTACGATATATGGTCGCATACCTAACGACGCTATAAGTTTGTAAGCGCTGTCGATTAACGGACGCTCACAACTTGTGAATATCATTCGTGATTTATCGTCAATATGACCATCAGTGTCGATTAAACCGGCTAATAACTCTAAACGTTGTTCGACGCTACCTAACAGGTATTCGTCAGGAATATGTTTATCTGGTGCGTAACCTCTCGCTGTGTACACACCTATATCGCTAAGCCCTCTCGCTAGCTTACCAGCGACACCTACCGTACCTGAGAAATAAGTAGTTATCACACCTGTGTCTTTATGTACACATTGTGTGGTTATCGGATAACCCGCTTCGACGATAGCCTGTACAACTTCCGTTTCACACGCAGCGTGCGTTAGGCATGGTTTAGAGCGTGAGCCGTCACCTAGCCAAGCACCTAGTACATATGGATCAACTATAAAATCTTTATGCGTGTTTTCCAGACAACCAACGTTAGGTAGTTGATAATTGTAATGACAACCTCTAACACCCTCAGTGCCTTGATACATTGAGCGTTGTCGACCGAATTTATTCTTACTCAAGAACCATCGCGTTTCTTCGGTGCGAGTCTTACGACTTACACGATCGTAAAAAGTCCACTCATGGTTTAAATGACATGTTACTTGCTCGCCGTTAGTGAACGTTATTTTCACATTGGCGTCGTCTTCGGGTGATACGCCCGTAACGCGCACCGGTGAACCGTCAGGTTTATAAACCTCGTCACCTGGTTGCAACGAACCGTGTTGTACGTAACCTTTCGGTGTGGGCACTAACGTATCGTGTGCGAGTAGTTTACCCGAGCGTGGAGGAGCGAATATCATCAAACGCGGCGACTTACCGGCCGCAACGTCCAAAAGGAATTGGTCGAGTTCAGCGCATAGCAGCTCGTTGAACCAGCCCGTTTCGTACGTTGGGTTCGTGTAGAGCGTGTAACCCATGAGTGAGTCACGCGCCTGTTCGATTGCTTCGCGCTTTAGCGTTTCGTAAATCGCTGCGTTAGTTGTCACGCTTAGCACCCAATTGATTATGATAACGACCCAAGCCAAGCGCTTTAAGTTTCGCTTCGAGCTCTTCGTCGGGTACGTCTTGAGTTTGTATCGGTGCGCCACCTGGTCCGCTGATTTCTAACACCTGCTTGTCGAGTCCGAGCAACTTAGCTTTCCCCATCGTTGACGACACAGCGGCGGACGTTTGGGGAGTCATCGCACTCAACGCAATTTGTCGCGCTTCTTCGAGTTCACCAATCAAGTCGTCGACGGTTAGCCTGTAACGCTCTCTAAGCTCTTCTCGCAGCTCTTCGAGCCTTGCGGCTATCTTGGGGTTACTCATCAGTTCTTTCGCGCTACGATGCACTGTAGCGTCCTTCATTCGCGACGTGTCGTACGCTTCTCGGTACGCTTCGGAAGTGTTGCTCAATTCCACAACTTTTTGACAGAATTTCTCTTGCTTATCGGTTAAGTTCATTTTCTCTAATCGTGCCCATCGATTTCACATATGCTCAGTATATCCACAAACGCACAGCCTCGCAACAATTCGCAACACACCCCATTAATAACCATACAGGGTTAACATGGCGGGGTTGTCCTAAGTCCTTGATATTACTTTACTATATACTATATACCCCT